AGAGATAGGAGTATATATCCTCTTTATTGAGCTTTTCTTGAAAGCTGGTCGCCTCTTTCAGAGAGCCGAACCTCTTGTAAGTGAGATGCAGATTGCGAGGGTTGGTATAGCTCACGATATAGGCTGGTTGAGTGATTTTCGTTTTCATATTCTTCTATATTAAAATGATATATTTCCGTTGGTCTTTATCCAAGCTCGGCACATTCCCTTTTCAGGATATACGATGAGTATTGCTTTGCTCTTCGCATCCTGAACCGCCCATAGATTAGAGGCGGCAGGATAGCGGATGATATTATAGCGTTCCATTAATGAAGAGATTTCTTGTTTGAGTGGTCTTTCCTCTGCTGGTGGTCGTATTGCCGATAGTGATTTGAGAAATCGGGCAGAGCTTTCCGTTCTCGTCTGCAACACACTCTCCTTTTTTGTACTCGTGCGATGAATAGAAGCCGCCAATCTCTTTACCGAAGAGGCTTCTCGATTTATCGGAGAGGTCTTTGACCTGATAATAGATATATGCCATAGCTATTTGATTTTATCGAATTTCGTTTCAGATACATAGTAGCGGTCTTGACACCACGCTCCACAGTCTTTTGGGGTGATTGCGCCTTTGCCAATATGGGGCTTCACTTGTGATACAAGGAGATTGGCGATGATGACCTCTCCGTCAATCATTCCGTGGATAGCCATTGTTGCAACCTTTTCCTTGCACGCTTTCTTTGTTTTAAGAACATCGATAAGAGCGAAGTTATCAATCTCTTCTTTGTAGATGAATATGCCGTTTTTGATAGTTTCCATTTTTATTTTGTTTTATGGGAGAGGCTTTCACCTCTCCCTGATTATTGATTAAAAGAGCTTATCAAGCATCTTTTTCTGTTTGCAAAGATATAGACTATTTTTATAATAGGCAACTTTCTAAGCAGAAATTTTACTCTCAAAAGTGTTAATAAATCTTACTAAGTCTATAACACGTTGATTTAGTGGATATAATAAATTTCTATAAATCTGCAAATTTTATGGTGCTTATTAGGCTATCTTTGAAAATTTTGCAGTACCTTTGTTTCGGATTATATATATAATACTGAATATGAAAAAGAAATTTAAGAGCCTTTTATCCGAAAGCTGCAAGGATATGGGGCTGACAGAGAAAGCACTTGACGAGCTGACCGAGTTAGGAAGCAAGGGCTTATCCGATGATGCCTCCGATGAGGATGTGCAGAAAGCTGTGGATTTACTCACTCCGTATGCAAAAGCTATGCAAGCGGAAATCACGAGAAAGACAAGCAAGAGCAGTAAAAAGCAATCAACCAAAACGCAATCTTCCGAAGAGGGCGAGGGTGAGGGCGGCAAAGGCGAGGAAGTTCCTGAATGGTTCAAGCCTTTCCAAGAGAAGATGACCTCTCTTGAACAAGAGAACGAAACTCTCAAAGCAGAAAAGGCAAAGAGCACACTACAGAATGAAATCGCCGACAAGGCTAAAAAGCTCGGCATCCCTGACTACCTGATGAAGCGAGTATCATTTGCGGATGATGCAGACCTCGATAAGGAGCTGGCGGATTACAAGCAAGAATTAGTCACAAATAATCTGATGCCGAAAACGGCAGAGGAAAAGGGCTTACCCGAGGAGGCTATGAAAGCCGATGCAAAGGCGTGGGCAGCCTCGTTGCCCGACAAGTAATCCTAATGTTTCACCCTTAAAGAAGAAAGCAAAATGGCTATCGAATTTAAGAAAACTACCATTTCGGGACACTTTCCCGAAATTTGGCGTGGCGAGTGTAAGATACTGCCTGGCGGTTTCAAGCCTGTGCAGACCTTTCCTCTCGGAACGGTTCTCCGCCGTGGTATGCTTCTCGAAGTAGATTTTGAGAAGATGAGTGCAGCGGTCATCAAGCTCGCCAAAGTGCTTGCAGGTGGCACAATCACCGCTTTCCGTGTTGCAAAGGGTCATCTTTTCGCTGTGGGCGATGTCGTTACAAAGCTCAATGACGGAAAGGCTACCCCTACTATCAAGGCGATTGATACCTCTAATCCTGATTACGATGTTATCACTCTTTCTGCTGCCTATACAGGACTTGCAGCCGATGATGTCGTAGTAGAGAGCGAGAAAGTATCGAGCGGCGATGCAAGCGCAAAATATACCCCCAATATGATTGTGGGTGCAGAGAAAGAGTTTAACGGCAAGGGTATTCCTGCTATTGATGCAGCATTTGAGGCGGTGGTTCTCTATCCATCACTCTCTTACGATGTTCCTGCGCAGTGGCTGAATGGCTGTTGCTTGAAGTCAAACCCGAACATTCTGTTCATTAAGCAGTAATCACTATGCCTAATTTCTTGTATAGTTCAATTTTCGGCGATTTGACGAAGAACGTTCAAATCCGCTTTGATGCAGCAACAGAGCTGCACAAACGCCTCTTCGATAATGTCATCTTTGAGCAATATCTCGACTGGGATGTGCCTACCGTGGGCTTGAACTTTGAAGAGCTTATCGGTCAGTATAATATCACCGTGGCTGCTCCGACTATCGGCGATAACTCAAAGGAGGCTATCCTTGGTACAGAGGGCTTGCAGACCCTGAAAGAAACCATCCTTAATCACGCAATCACTCTCCCGATGACTATTCAGGACTACCGAAAGGTATTGCAGATTTTGGATAGCAAGTCTCTTCCTGATAAGGTCAAGACCCAGCAGCTCGTTGATTTGATGTTCGGCAATACGAAGAGTGTTGTGAACAGTATCCTCGCAAAGCTTGATATGATGTTCCTCCGTCCTCTTTCAAGCGAGGGTATTATGGAGCTTGACGAGACTACCAACCCAGAGGGCGGTGTCCGTGGCACTATCAACTTCAATCAGCCTGCGGAAAATATCGCATCCGCCAAGACCTCTTGGACGGCAGCGAATATCGATACCGTAGACTGTTTCGAGGATGTACAGGCTATCATCGATGCCGCACAGGATAAGGTGATGTTTGCAAAGGTTCTCTGCGCTCCTGCGCTTATCTCGTATATGTGCAGAAGCAAGAAGATTAAGCAGATGATTTGGGGCAACGACAAGTCTGCAAAGATGGTTCAGCTCAAAGATATCAACGCTTATATGCAAGAGAATAACTATCCTATCTTCGAGCCAATCCGCCGACAGGTTCGCATTCAGAACGGCGTGAACCGTATTCCTTACAATCCTTGGAACGAAAAGAATATGGTATTTATCCCCGAGGGCAAACTCGGCGTGGTAAAGAACGCTTGGGCTAATAATGAGTTGAAGCCTGAAAACGGCGTTGCTTACTCGAATTACGGTCGTATCCGTGTTTCGCAGTGGGGCGTTGGCGAGACACAGGGCAGCAATGGCGTTGAGTTCACAAAGGCTGAATGCTTCGCTCTTCCTGTAATCACAGAAATGAATGGTATCTACACCCTCAAAACACAGCAGTAATCGTGGATAATCTGACCGCATTAAGGAGTTTGTGTAATGCAATCTGCAACACATTCTATCCTGATAACGCAACCATTGAGCTGGTGCTTTTCAACGAAGGTATCGACCCGAAAGGAGAAGCCGTGCAGAAAGATGAGGAAATCTTTCGTATGGCTATCTCCCTCGTTATGGGCTATATTGAGAGTAGCCGAAGCGAGAACGGCGTATCAACCGCCGTCAAGGAAGATGCAATAAAGGAAAGCATACGCTATTGGTGCGGTATCTATGGACTTGATGCTGATGATATTCTCGGAGATTATATCCGTGTGATTGAGGATGGCTCTAATCTATGGTAGTATGAGGCAGAATGGAGTTTTATCGTATGAGGTCTTGACCGAGGGCGGTATGGATGAGTTCGGCGAGGTTGCAGAAACGCAGTCATCGTGGAGTGAGCCAATCCCTTGCTCAATAAAGACCAATAACGATACCCGAAAAGGCAGATACGAGGATGGCGAGTTCCGACAAGCTTCTTTCCTCGTGCTGGTTGAGATGCACGACTTCTCTTTCTCTCGTATTAGACTGACGAGATATAACGAGGATTTGGGCGAATATCGGGTAATCTCCGTTGAGCCTCTTGCTTCCGTAGGCAGAGTGCAGATAATGGGTATAAGAGTTATGGCAAAGACCGTAGTCACCACGCATAAGAAGTACAAAGGTATCATCGTCAGCAAGACCAATATGCGAAAGATAAAAGCAAACTTGCAGAAGAAGATGAAAGAGGTTGCGGATAGGATTATATTCCGTCTTTCTGCAATCGGCGAGGAATGTATCAGAATTGCGAGGCAGAGCGGAAGCTATAACGATATTACAGGTAATCTACGCTCATCTATCGGCTATATCATCCTATATGACGGAAAGCCGATTGTCTACGGAGCTTCGGAAAAGTATTCAGGCAAGAAAGGTGACGGCTCGGCTGGTCCTCCAGCAGCCGAAGAACTCTTGAAGAGCTTGCAAGCAAAGTTCCCTTGGGGCATCGTCCTTATTGTATGCGCTGGTATGCAGTATGCGGCTTATGTAGAGGAAGTGCATAACAAAGATGTCTTGACCTCGGCGGAGCTTGTGGCTGAAATCCTGATGAAGCAGAGATTTAACGACTTATTGAAAGACTAATGGCAGTAAAGACAGAACAGCAGATTGAGCGTGACTTCTATTCTTTCGTGAAGAATAGCGCACTCGGAAAGGCTATCAAAGGAGCGGTCTATCGCTCCGAGATGCGACCGAATGATGCGATCACAGAGGATTTGATAATCAAGTTCCTTGCTGGGCTTGATGAACAGATACAGACAGGCGTTGTCATTCTCAATATCTACGTTCCCGATAAGCCTTATAAGTCTGATAGCAGAAAGGTAATAGACCACAAACGAGTGGGCGAATTGCAAGAGCTATTAAATGAGTTCGTCAATGATAATGCAGATACCGAGTACCGAATTATGGCAGACACAACCCCTACCACGATGAAAGTCGAGGGATTAGAGCAGCATCTTATCTATTCAAGAATTAAGTTTTATCGTTTAACAGAATAATACTCAAAGATTATGGCAAAGAATAAGAAGATTGTGATGTCGTGGTCTAAATGCAAGCTCGAAGTCGCAAGACTGGCGAAGATGATGCAATGGGCAACCACCCTCACGAGTGTAGGCGTAATCAATGATAAGTCCACCACCCTTGCAACAGAGGACGGCGAGACCCTGACTGCGACCGCAACAGGCGGCATTGTCGTAGCCGAAGAAGAGGGCGAGCCTACGGTGACTATCACCACAAGAGTAAAGGAAATGGATTTCGATACCGAAAAGCTCTTCACAGGAGCTGAAATCGAGTCAGATGGCAACGAGATGACGGTCAAGACCAATGTCGTTTCAGATGATTTCTCGGTCAAGGTAACTCCGAAGAATATCGGCGCAATAGGTATCAAGGCACGCAGAACTCACGTCTCTTTCCGTCCTGGCAGTTCAGAGGAAGAGGGTGCTTATGTAGACCTTACTTTCAAAATCCTTGCTTGTGCAGACGGCGAGCTTTATAAGAAGTTCCGTGTTACCGCTGATGATTGGGCGTAAGCCTTTATCCATATTAAGGTAAAAAGATTTGACGAGTGGAATAGACACCCCTTTGCTGTTCGGTAGGAGAGAACAGCTTTTTATATCGCAAGGTAGAGAAGAGGTATCTCGCTGCGCTCATAACGCAGAGAACGTGGGTTCGACCCCCACCCTTGCAACCAATCATAATACTACGCTAAATATGGAGCAGACCATCGAAAATAAAGTTGCGGAGGCTATCCTTGAAAAGGATATTGCGCAATTAGCGATTGAGGGCAATATCTATCGCATTGCACCTCCCTCTATCGCAACCCTCATCCTCGTTTCCGAGATAGTATCTACTTTCCCAATTGTCGAGAAAGTGGATAAGGAGCAGATTGTTTACTCGGTTCTCCATAATGCACGCCACTTCAAGGCTCTCGGAGAGCTTGTTTCTGTGCTTATATTAGGCGCAAAAGGCTTGACCGAAGAAAGAGTAAGGGTCGTTGAAGAAAAGCGTTTCTACGGCTTAATACGGCGCAAGAAAGAGGTTCGTGAGGTCATCGATAAGAAGAACGAGCTTGCGAAACTTATTTTGGAGAATGTGCGCCCCTCGGTCATCTTCAATCTCGTAATTGCGAGACTGACACAGAATGGAGATAAGCAGTTTTTTCGCTATTACCACTTCCCTGTCAGAGGCAAACATTCTCAAACCGACAAAGGAAGTGGAGCATTAAATGATAGTATCTGGGCAACAGTCCTCGGTATCGTAAAGACATTCGGGGTTACAGAGAAATATGCGCTTTACGATATATCGTATCTCAATGCCATAATGTATAGCCGTGTCGTTCCGATGCCTCGTGATACAAGCGAAGAAGAAAAGCCTCTATTTGATGAAGCAAAGGATATGTGCAACCCTGATAATTTCTCACAAGAAACATTCACCGATGAAGAGATAGTAAGGATATGAACAACGATAACGGAGCATTAAGTTTTGGCACAGCAATAGACCTCTCGGGATTTGACGAGGGGATGAATGATATTGTAAATAAGATTTCGGAGCTTGGCACAAAAGCAGAGGGCGAGAGTGCAAGGATTTCCGAACTCTTTTCTAATGTTCCGACCGTCAATATCGATTTCGTTACCAATGCCGCCCAATCGCTTGCAACCATCGATGAAGCCTTTGCGCAGGTCGATGCAGTCGTAGGCGAGAATAAATCAGCTATTCAGGAGTTACAAGCCGAATATGAACGGCTCTCGCAGATTGCCGCCTCTGATAATTCAGAGGGCGGTATGGATATTGATGCCCTGAATGG